ACCTAGTAGCCCTCGTAGCGTTAATTTTCCCGCTCTTTGCGTACGCTGGCAACGTCACGCTGACGTGGACATTCGACTCTAGCGCCAGCGCAACCTGTGCCGATGGCTCTCCGGCCGCACAGAACTGCCCCACCGATTCGTTCCGTATTGAGCAGCAGATCAATAACGTCTGGACTGCCAAAACTCCGAATGTTTCCGGGGCGGTGCGGAATCACACCTATGCGAACATCTCACCTGGGCGGCAGTGCTTCCGCATCCGTGCAAGTTCGAATGGTACGCTTTCGGAGCCGTCGAATGAATCGTGTGTGGACGTCGCTCCGAGCGCGCCCAAGGCACCGATTATCACCGTGACCGTAGCCGTGGGGAGCCCCGCGCAGTGACCCTGCGCGAGCAGAGGAGCCTATTCGCTAGGCTCCTCCCTCGACTTCTCGACTATATCCATAGTCAGGGATACGATTGCACCATTGGTGAGGTTGTCCGTGGTCCCCAGCAAGCTGATGCGAATGCGCTTTCCGGCAAAGGCATCAGCAATAGCCTTCATCTTGTAGGTCTTGCCGTCGACATCAATCTCTTCGATCGCAATGGACGCTATCTTGTGAATACCGGGGACCACAAGTTCTCCGGGGAGTACTGGAAGTCCCTCCACCCGCTCTGCCGCTGGGGCGGCGATTTCCTGCCTAAGCCTGATGGAAATCATTATTCCCTCGAGTGGCAGGGGAGGAAGTGATTAGAGTTACCCTGGGGGCCATTCCAGACCCCCAGGGGCTCCACCGGCTGCCAATTTGAACCCAGGCCGTCTGGGGTAGCGGGAAGCCCCCTCCCAGGAAGTATGGACTACCCCGGAGGGGGACCGTGTAGGCACCACGGTAGGAGTGGGGTAGTCCATAATTATTCACCGCCCAGCCATAAGAAGAATACTGCAATCAGGATGCTGCAGATAACCATCCACACGGTCGGGTCTTTAAGTATTTTCACTGTTTTCCTTTCGCCTTAGGCTTTCTCTCGCCTTTATACTCTTGGAAAAGGTCAACTCCGTAGTTGGTTTCAGCAAGTTTTTGAAGAAAGTGCGCAGCCTTTTCCAAGTCCTCGAGACCATTCTTATCCCTCGTAACGTACTTAGTAACCTGTCCCACCAAGTAGGGAAACTGAGCGTATAAATCCCAATGCTCAATAATACCACCGCAGTGAGGACACTTTCCGGTAGCGTCACGATAATGCGTACCTCCAACTTGCCTACTGTTCGCAGCCATAGTGCTACCCCTTAAGTGTACTGGTATCAGGTGCCGATTGCCACTTGAAGTGGTTACGGACGTAGAGCGCCGTCAAAGTTAGGTTCAACGGGAGCAAGCCCCAAATCTGTCCGCTCAGGATCCACACCAGCCACAACACCTGATTGCACAACGCCAGAATCCACGCGCGTGGATGCTTGTTGCCCGCTAACCAGACCTGCGTTATTGTCACCGCCGAGATTACCCACGGGAGGATTTCTGCGAGCAAGCCATTCTTCACAAGCAATTCTCCAGTCATCTGCCAAGATTTCTTTGGTGTTAAATTCCACTCCAACCTTTCTACTGAACCACGCACCCACGATGGGAGCCCCCACATTCTTCATCCAGTTAGTGATGATAGGTTGTGTCGGGGGATTGGGAAGATTGACTAGATTTTGACAGTCAGTCACAAAATCCACGTACGTTTCTGCCCCCTGTAACAGCGGAACATGGACCGTTGCTCTATTCTCGGAGCGAAAATAGATATCACTCTCCGCCGGCACGCCATTCATGTAGTAGTCAAAATTGGGCACTGATTCGTAGATGTGAGCATTGTTGGAAAACAACGTGTAGTAGCCTACCTGTAATCCGGCTGCTTGAGCAATCAGTTCATGCAGCATCGTCATGTGTACTGCGTTGGCACCGAGCATTCCCCAGATAATGTCATTGCTGCGGTTGCAGACGGTCATGTGCAATCTACCTTCCACCACTCGGAGGTAGATGTGAGTATTGCAGGGAATGTCCTTGCCCACGTGCCCCAGATCCAAATCTGCATCCCACATGCTGATGACAATTCTGCGATCGTTTGGATTCTTCTTCAGCATTGCAATGGCCTTCTTGACTTGATCTAGGCCAAATGCCTTCCGCCATCGGTGTCCGTAGGCTGCATATAACGCATATCCATCGTCGCTATATTCCAGCATCCGCTTATTGAACAGCGCAATCCACCGCGCGTTGTTGCTCCCCGCCATCATCCAACAGAATTCAGCAACGTGGAAGAATGGGTTTGCATCCCTCGTTGGGTCAGTCAGCACCCGCTGAAGTGGATTCTGTATCGTCAGAGCTATCGGCACCTGGAAGGAGCGAACAGCCCCGTTGCGACTGTCTTCCCTCACCAGATAATGCCGCATGCGAATCAGCGTTTCTGAAAATACTTCCGGAACATTATATCCGCTAAATGTGATCATTTTCCTGGGTATCCTCGTTTAGATCGCCCTGTACCGTTTTTCACTCGCATATACTTGTCGTACTCACACAAGCAATTCTGTAGATCCTGCGTGTTGAAACTATCGTACTTTCCTTTACTACGGATTACGTCATATGCTTCTTCAGGCAGTTCTTCAGCCACCGTATTGATGGCTGTAGCATATTCACTGATATTTATCTTACGGCCAAAATACCACTGTAGACCTCGTAAGCTACCTGGACCTGGGGCACTCCAGTTTTCCCAATCAATTGCTTCGTACAGTGGATGTCCTGGAGTGTTCTTTAGGTCGGCAAGCACCTGGGCTGACATAAAACTCCCCATACCTTCCAACTGCATATAGTCCTCGTAGCGGCGCGCAAGGGTGCACCCGCCTGTAGGGTATGCCCCGCGCCAGCGCGCAGCTCCTAGCAGTTCGTACGCAGCCGGGAGCACATTCCTACATAGGTACTGCGCCTTGCCCATGGGCAGCCCGTGGGTCGTAACTACATATGCATTCCCCCAGACTTTCATACCGCTTGCAGCGATGTCTTCCAACACGGATTCGATCTTTTCGGGGGCTATAACAATTCCACGATTGTCAGGGTATGTGAGACGACTGAGTGTATCGGGCCAGTTCAGGAAACGAGCCACGACCATAGCATACTCATAATCATCCCAACCGATTTTATCAGGCGACCAATTCCCACGAATCCAGCGTGTAACCCTGTCATCTTCTCTCCGCACATTGCAGAAGTATGTCTGCTGAAAGACCCAGTCGTCGCTCCAGGGTTTCGGAAGTCCTGCTTCCTTCGCCTCGCGAATGTATTCGCGTTCAACAATCCAGTACGCCAGCGTTTCCTTAGCGTTCATCTTGAGGGCTCCATGGACCGTGCTTAGCGACGCCTTCTAAATGTGCTCTCTTCCACTGCACATTGACGTCAATTCTTGCCCCACCCCAGTTGCCCGAATCTTTCTCCACCAACCGGACGTATTTGGGGTGTAGTCGCATCAATTCCTTCGCTGCTTCATTATGTTTTTCCAGTGTGCGGGTAGTGGAACACCCGCCAGGGGCGTTGCTCCCTCCTCGCTGATTGTGCACGTATCCGTTAAGCACGCGGGTACTATACCCGCGTTCCAACAGCTGTAACACTACGTCAAAGTCCTCCATAAACTCAATCCGGTCGAAGCGGATACCGTGGTCTCTGAAGAACGTTGTGTTCACTCCGTGAACGCGCATCTGCCGGGTGTTGTACTTGAACTGACTTGTGTCGTAGTTGGCACCTTCACGAGCAGAGATGCCCACCAAGGGATACCCCTCCATGAGGGAATCCACTATCTCGTGAAGCATGCTGTTAACATCCATTCCCGTGGCGGGGCGAAACTTGGTTGGGTCGTCAGCCCTGCGGACTGCAAAGTCCAGGTCGTCGTCCAGCATGATAATGAATGGGCCACGGTTATCGACTAACCACTGCCGCGTTGGACCGATTGACTGTATCTCAGGGGGCAGTGTAATGAATGGATATTTCTCGTTGTCGTACTTTCCGTATTCCCTGTGCTGAATCACCAGCTGCGTGTCCATCTGCGCAATAGCGGGGAGATTGTCCCAGGTTACCTGACGGTCGGAGCGACCGTAGGTTGGAATAAAAATCTGCATTGATACTCCTCAGGAGGAGGGGGTGGGGAAGCTCGGCCAGGGGCGGGCACGCATCGCAGCGTGTTCCTTCATACCCGCCCCCGGCTCCGCATTAGGTCAGGTTAGGCAACGTCGCTCACTTGCCCGGTTGATTCCAACTCCTCAGCCTTCCGCTCGGCCAGCTGAGGGTCCGCTTCGATATTCACGCGAAATTCCTCGTCCATGTGGATACCCGCTGCCAGCTCCTCGTCGCTGATGACGCCCATGGCATTCAAGAAACGACCTGCATCTTCGCTTTCGTCGATGTAGGCTTCCAGCTTCTCCTGGCTGAGCGTCAAAGTACGCGTTTTGCTCATCTTCATTCTCCTCATTGGTTAAAATGACATGGCCCCCGTTTTGGAAGGCGGGGGCCACGGACAGACAATTTGTATCGACGCGGTCTGTAAGCGCGCCATTGGCCTGCGGGTGGGGGTGACGGAGCTTACCGTACCTGATTCCACTGCTCAGCCAAACTCAGCCCACCTTGATGTAGCCGTGGCCCACATCGTAGGTGATGTCAGCGTAGGTACCCGGACGCTTCTTGTCCTTGAAGCTAAAGTTCGCGGTGGCGGCGAAGAAATCGCCAACCGTCTGTCCGCTCTTGTAAAACTCAAAGATCGCCGCAGCAGCGCTGCCAACCTTCTTCGGGTTCTTTTCGGCCAGCACGGTAATCACCGCGTCCTCGGGGTACATTTTCGACAGGTTGCTCCGGCTGGAGGCAGGCTTTGGTGAGTCAGCGGGTTCAGCCGCAGCCCCCTCAGCCGGAGCTTCCTTTTTCTTGCGCCCGCGCTTCGGCTTTTCCGTCGGCGGTGACAGGTCTACCTCAGTGCTTCCACCAACAGTTTCCACAGCCGGGGGCGTCAAATCATCAACAGCAGCATGAGTCATTTCGTCATTCTCCAATGTGTTAGGGTTTGTAAGCCATTTCTAACTGGCCCATGAACCCTAACACAGCTCGTCCTAGTGTGCAACAGGTAAAATCTGCACCACTTGGCCTGTTTCGTCGTTCTCTATGCACATGCGAAGTTCTGGGGGAAACGTTCTTATAAAGTCGGCCAGCCTGCCTTCTAGTACTCTAAATACCCAGCCGGTACTGGTCAACATCCAATAAGTTTCCTCTCCGTCCCTCCATAAAAGCACGTCACACAGTTCTCTGTCTACTTGTGGTATCCGCATAACGCTGGGCTTACCTAGTGGCCTATACTACGTAGCATCACACATTTCAGCAACGTTCCTAGCAGTTTTAATAGCCGATAAAAGGTTTTGTTGAGTCCTGTCTTTCAGTCCCAATACTTTCGTCACATCTTCATCTTTTGTGTCCTCCGCTACTATGTGATACACAAATACTTTTTCGGAGCTTTGTCCTTGTCTGTAGACGCGTGCGATGGCTTGATCGTAATACTCCAAGTTCCATGGGATACCGAACCAGACGATGTGGTGACAACTTCCTTGCAGGTTAAGACCGTGTCCTGCAGAGGCAGGATGAGCGCAAAGAACCCGAACAGACCCGCTATTAAACCGATCACAAAGTTCGTCGAATTGTCTTCCACTACTCCCTGATAGATTAGGTACACCCCCAAAGCGAGTATTAATCCGCTCATAATCATGCTTATATTCATAGAATATAAGTACAGAATGTCCATTAAGCTCCTCCAGTAGATCTTCTAGTGCGTCTAGTTTCTCGTCGTGCAAGGGCTTCCAATGCGTGCTGTCGGTGTATAGCGCTCCATTTGCAATTTGGCGAAGTTTTGTTCCAGCGGCGGCCGCATTGAGGGCAATAATCTCCTCCCCTGACTCCATTTGAACCAGGAAGTCTTTTTCCAGTTCGTCGTATAACTTTCTGCTGGTCGGGGGTAAGGAAACTGTCAAGTCGCGGAACACCAACTCCGGCATTTGCAGATGTTCTTCCGCGGAGAGCTGGAGGATAAGTGGGCTGATCTGGTCTACTATTCTCTCGAATGCGTCCAGCTGAGGCTTCCACTCGTAACCCCCGTAACCGCTCGGAATAAAGTATTCTTCTCTGTAGTGCGTTATGAATCGGCCCAAGGATCGGCCCAAGTCCAGTATATAGATCTGGCCGAAGAGATCTAGCAAACCGTTCGGGACGGGAGTACCTGTCAGGATCCAGCGCCTTGAGAATGAAGGTAAGAAATGCTTGAGCGCTTTGAACCTCTGGGTTGATGAATTTTTGAACTTCGTGCTTTCGTCCACTATTAGGACGTCGAACTCTGGCCTTTTTCGCTTTGCGTCGAACAGCCACTGTATGCCCTCCGGATTGATAATGTAGACATCTACATCTTTCGCTAATGCGGCCTCTTTATTGCTGCCATGCACTATAGTGTACGTAATGTCCGCAAATTCCGCCCACTTCTTAATTTCGTCCGGCCACACCTTCCGCATGGGGCGCAGCGGAGCGATAATCAGCCCCTTGTTAACGAGTCCCTTTTCCTTGAGGATCTTGAATGCCATCAGGCAAGTGGACGTCTTGCCCAGTCCAGGGTCTAGGAATAGTCCAACGGAACCCTGCTTCATCATTAATCGCAGCGCCCGCAATTGGTAGGGCTGAGGGGTCCAAGTGGTTGTGGAAGATCGCTTTGGCGTGTTCGTAATCATCGCATCCATAAACCAAGCCTCTACGTTGTGTGATTTGCCGCGCCCAGTACCGCTGTAGCGGCGCAGGCTGCTCACCCATGCGTTTAAATTCAACCCAAATGTGGAGCCCGTGGGGAGCAAGGAATAGTTGATCAGGCTTCCCCTTCGCGCCCAGGGCGTTCATCTTCCAGTGGAGGTACCCAAGGCCGATCGCATAGGTCACGGCCTTGTCCTCCAGAAATTTTTCAAGAGGTACCGTAGCCATCAGTCATCTCTGTAGATCTGTTCTAATTCATGACAAAGTTCTATGTCATAGTCTCCATGATCGTAAGGTATGTGACCCTGTCTAAAATATGCACGGGCCTCCCTTAGACTTGCTGAAAGGACAGAAGCGACATCCGAAGGAAGGGGTGGGTGCACATTCTGTATCTCGCTCCATACGTTCAATGCGGGCGGCCCACCGAGACCTGAGTGTATCCAAGCCATCTCGATGATAGGTTTTATTTCGCTCCTGACGCAAGTCTGTGTATACAAACGTTGCCTTAATTTCCCTTGCCTCCGGCACGTAACTGAATAGGCTGGTAGCATAGAACTCACCTTGCTTTTCGTGACTCTCGTAAATCTTTCCGGTCTTCCAATCTTGGACATGAGCCGTCGGGGCGGACGGCACCCATACGTCTGCTACTCCGATGACCCAGGCGTTCACGTCCTCCCACGGAACAGGTGTCCATTCTCGGGTGAGTGCAAATTTATATTCAGCTTTCGCACCGAGATCTCTAAGTCTCCCCAGGTAAGAAGCATAGAATTGAAATTCGGATGGGAACTCAATTCCATAATCTGGTTGAAGAGTTGCTTCCAGCTTGGCGTGATACTCAGTTCCTCGTTGGGCGGCTGGAGATACTGGTGTAGATCGTCGCTCATCATAACGATACCTCTTCTTGGCAGGGCACTCCATGTACATGGAGATTTTGGTGTAGGAATGTCTCATGTAACACTAGTCAGTGAAAGTCTTTTCACTGAAAATCTCACTAATTGTTTAATAAACTCAGGCATTTCTTCATGAGAAAGTCCAAATGCAACCCTTATCTTTTCTATGCAGTTTTCTCTGTTCATGACTTTATCATCGTCAGAGAAGATATACTGTGCTGTTATACAGAGTGCAAGTAGAGTTTCTTCACTTAAATTGACATTATATCCTTTCATGAATATGGACTCCTATTGTCTGCATCCTTTTCTACAATCTTCACCTGATGCCATTCCAGACCATCCCACCACTCTAGCCTAGCGGGGTGCATGCTGATATTTCCCTTGATGCTGAGCTCAGTGGCGACCATGATAGAAACATCGCCCGGCTTGAGCTCGGCTGTTTCTAGCTTTCGGAGTCTTAGGTACATTCTTCTATCTCCTCCCAATTCGGGCCGATAAAACCTTCACTCTTGAATGGTACGTCAAACCTGTCCTTGTCCATAGCTTCCCGGAGAACCCGCATGTGCTCGTGCGCTGTTTCCTTGGGCGCACTGATGTTTATTTCGTCGTGTACAGTGGCAAGGAAAGTTGCTTCCCAGCTTCTGGTATCTGCCCAGTCGATGATGGACTGCTTAGTCTGGTCGGCGGCACTACCCTGGACGAGATAATTGAGTAGTTTATATTC